CGGGATTCAGTGTTTGACCAGCAGCTGACTTTTTAAGAGCAGCAGCCAATTTGGGGTCCTTGACCTTGGCCACGGCCTGTGCAGGATCTGTTTGCTGTGCTTGTTGGCCTGGTGGGACTGGCAAGTCTTCTGATAATCTGGTTATCAGTGCTTGTTCCATCATGACCAATTGCAAATATTGAGGATTTTGTTCGCTGGTGTGGCGAGCACTGCTCTTGCGAGCTTCGCCAAGAATACCACGTACCTTGGTCAACATGGCACGAGTTTGACCAGTGGTGAGACGGTCAAACTTGATGTTGTTACCAAAGTAACTTTCAAATACTTTAGCTATTTGCTTTGCTGGCTTGGGAGCCGAGAGTTCTTGCAGTTTCATTATTGAATCCTCTAATTTGCAGGTATTTAGCCTGATTTATACATTTTTCTAACTCAGTATTTATGTAACGCAGGTGTTCGACCTTGGGTTCTAGTTTGGTTGTAATCATTTCTTTGAACTCTGCATCACGACTGCGATCCCGTAGAGTTGTACGACAGTACAAATCATTAATCAACCCACGACGTCGTTGATCTAGTTGTTGTATTTCTCGTGCTAGATTGTATTTTTTAAACTTGTCAGCGGTACACCAGCTCAGTGCTGTGCGTCGATTGCTGAACTCACCATGCTCTTGATCTGGGGTTGACACTGTTACCAATTGACTTTGTTGGTGTATCACATACACACCAAATGCCACCACTGTGTCTGACCCATTGTCAACTAGAATGTGCTGTATGTTACGCCGCAGTTCTCGGTCGGCAAATCGTTCTAGTTTTTCGGTTGGTGTCATTTCAAAACATATTGTTGCAACAGCCAGGCCACAGTGGCTGCCAAGGCACCAATGATGGCCATGCCCCAGCCAATGATCTGATCATTGCGTTTGTTGGATATTGAGTCTATTTTTACCCCAATTCCGTCAAGATTTTCTTTGACTTCGTTGACTGACAATTCCACAACTTCCAGTTTGTGTTCTAGCATTTTATAACGCTCGGCGCACAACTCAACGTGAGCTTCTAAACTGTGTTTTTCAATTTCAGTAGTTTCAGACATGAGAATTCTCCAATGCCGTATTTACCAATTCAAACCAAATATTTTGTGCGTGACCTTGGGTGATCAAACAAGGGTCAATACCATATTCTTCATCTAGATTGATCATCATGGGCACGTTGTCACAATCATGCTTGAGTCCGGCCAAGGGATCAGGATCATTGGATAAACCGTAAACACCTTCGGACTCTGTGATAAAAGTGAATTCCCAGGTGCCTGCATCGCACACAGGATTAGACAGTTCAAACGGCTGTGTTCTCAATCCAATGATCTGTAACAGTGTTTCCCAGTTGCGTTGTTGGTTGCGACTCTTGTTCCAGTCATGCTGATTGCGCACCCATTGTCCAGCATGATCCTGAAAAGGCATGGCTGTGGCTTTGAAGTGCCCGGTAACGCCGGTGCGGCTGCAATCAAAAAGAGTACGACACAGTATTTTCATTCCACTGGTATTTAACGGTCAAAGAAAAGCCCTGGAATATTCCAGGGCCGTTCAATACCAGCGTGGATTAGACGTTAGTGAAAGTAGCTGAGCCAGCAACGTTGGCTGTTGGGATACCAATAGCAGCGTTGGCTGTTTGAGCAGCAGCAACTAGAGTGGCAGTGGTGTAAGCACCTGTTGGGTACAGGGCAATGTTCAACACAGTTGGAGCACTGGGAGTAACTTGATACATTGCAACGGTGGCAGTTTGTTGAACTGCTTGAATAACGTTGGAAATGTAACCATTAACACCACCTTGAGCAATCAGAGTAGCGTTGGCAGTCAAGCTGAAAAATTCCAGCTTGGGGCCAGCTGGTTGTACTGGGCCGTTGGCAGCAATGTTGCTGGTTGGGCTCAGTGGACCGTTCTGTACGTCCAATGCAAATACTGGTTGTGCATCACCATTAACACGAGTAAAATAAGCCATGATAGATTTTCCTTTAAGTTTGTGGGCGTCTTTGCCCTACACTTATTTAGTCATTTGGTAAAAATCACGCTGATTGAGGATTGTTTCGAGCACGATTTCTAGCAGTAAAGTCAAAACGATCCACAGCTTTGGCATAGCCCGACGGTGTGGCCATGACCCAGCCCTCGTTGCCCGGGCTCTGCCGGTCCAGCTGTTGCAGCACATCCATCTTGAGATCATGCAACAGCAAGAACAGGGTAAATGCCGCTGCCATGCCTTCAGTGTTGGAACTGGGACTTTTGAGGTATTCAATGATGTTGTTGAATTTTCTAGGGCTGACCTTGCTCTGCAACCATTTACCAAATTCGCCCAGGAGATTTTCAAAATGCCCTGTGCCGATTCTATAGTTGATGTAGTCCACACACAGCTTGGCTAGGTCTGTGATCTGTTGAGTGCGTAATTCTGCAGGATTAAACAAGGTGTCAATTGCAGTGCCCCGAGTGCTCAACAGTGTTTTGATTTCTTTGATCAATGGTTTGTTGGGGGTAATTTCGTTGCCGTATATTGGTTCAATCAACAACAGTCCCGGAACATCCACAAATTTCACACGACTCAGAGGCTGTCGAGACTCGCCCTGATCTGCATACATGCTGTGCATGGCAATGCCCACTGTGCTGGCACCAATGCGCTGACCCAAGGAACTTTGAGCTGGAATTCTGTACTCAACTGTGTTGGGCTGGAACACATAGTTTCCCGACACTTCGGGTGGGGTATCCATGTACAACAAGTCACCCTTGACATAGCCCCGGAAGTTGGCTGGCGTTGCTGCTTCCAGCATGGGCCACAGTGTGGCATACAACTGAATCAATTCGCGACGATCGCCTGATCGCATGTTCATGAACTGTGCCAGTTGATCAACACTGGTGGCAAGTCCATCGTAGCCCTTGGCTTCAAATCCCGAACCGTCTGTGAGTACAAATTCACCTGTGCTGGGTTTGCGCCCAAAAATTATGGCTGGTTTGCCATCCCATTTCACCGTGGTGGTGCCACCAGGATTGGCCGCGGCAGCATCAATAATGGCCAGTGCTTCACGCACACCCTGTGATCCTTTGCGGAACACCAGATCTTCCAGGTGTTCAATGCCCTTGGCTCTACCGCCAACTCCAGCGGCCTCGGCTTCATACAACTGATAGGGATTGGCAGACCCAGGGTTTTCCACTATGGCCTGCATGCCTTGATTCACAATGCGATCACGCAGGCGAGCCAGGAAGTTCACATCATTTTCTTTGACCACGCTGGGCTCGCTTGCGCCCTCACGCTGGAGATATTCACGGAAATCTGCCAGCTTGGCATCACGCTGAGGATCAGCTGACAAAGCATTGTAAATGGTTTCTACGTTTTTTAAACTTTTACGGTCATGTCCTGGGCCCAACAACACCGACGCCACATAGTCAGGATCCATGCCATGGTTGACCAGTTGATTGGTTGCACGGCTAAACATGCCGTTGGCACCGACCTTGAGTCCCAGTTGCTTGGCAATACTACTCATCAGTACATTGCGGTTCATGCCTTTATACGCAGAGTCTACCCCACCAGAGTAGAAGAATGTGCCCCAGTCCACATTGGGAAAAAACATAAAGTCTGTTTGCACAAAGCCTTGTGCAGGGTCACCGTTGATGGGAGTCTTGAAGTGTACTTCGCCGGCTTTTTTTACCCACTCACGTGGATCCTGCCCCTGACTGGTGACAAACTGAGTCAGCTTGGCGGCAACGGCTTCCTTGGAGGCTTGATTGGTGTCAATGGCAATGTCAAGATCACCTGACGATTCTTTTTTGCCGGTGCTGCCCAGCCAGCGGCTGGGGTATCCTGTGTCAGGATCGTCGTCACCGGACAGGTCCATGTCCAACACTGTTTCCAACCACTGTATGGTGCCGGGAATGTCGGCCTGATTGATACGCTGGGTCAGTGGTATGCCCATTTTATCTTTGAATACGTTGCCACCTTCAAATACATTCATAACAATTTTGCTGCTTTCAAAAGACTGTCCACAAGGGAAGAACCTGTAGATGTGATGTTTAGTTTTTGTCCTGATTGGCGCACTGCGGCATTGAGCTTCATGAGTCCAGCGGCATCAACCCCCATGGCCTGCATGGCAGCATTCAGTTGAGGACTTGCAGCAGGATTACTGGCAGTGGCTGCGGCTGGGTTTGATGCGCCGCGCTGAAATTGGCCCATGCTCATGGCGGTGTGGATTAATCCAGCCAGTTTTTGCCAAGATTTTTGATTTAGGTCTTTTAGTGTTTTGGGATTGTAGCTGGGATTTTTAGCTGTGTTGATCAACTCTGTAATTTCATTATCAATTCGTGTCACGATATCCCGGGCCATTTGCTGTCCCTTGCCGCCCATGCTGGCAGGATCAATATTGGCTGCTAGAGTTTTATAATCATTTCCCAGAGTTCTTAAATCATTGTTGACCATTTTTGTTGCAATGGTGGTTAAATTGTTACCATCCAGCTGACTCATGTAAGGAGTGTTTTCGTTTTTCATGGCCGCTGCCAAGGTCTGGTCCCACTGCTCAGACTTTTCTTGAGCTATTTTGTTGATCAAAGGTGCTGTTGCACCAGTGGCTGCCTGTTGCGCATAGCCCGGAGCAACTGTGGCCCCGGCTGTGGCACCACCAATATTGGTTCCCAAATTTTGGTTAATGCTCTGTGCCGCTCCAGATTTAATGGCTCTCATGGCATCCATAAATCCTTCATTGGTTTGGCGGCGGCGACTTAGTTCATGAATCTGCATGTGTTCTCCGTACTGATCTAGCAAACTTTCCGGTGTCTCGAGTGCGTATTGCATTCAACAATTTGCGAGTGAGGTTTTCTGCTTGCTCGGGTGTGTACTCTGCATCAATTTGTTCCAGCAAGCGAATAGCAGTCTCAATGAGGTTGCCAGCACGGTTTTCAATGATCAGTCTGCGATCACGTTCAACATACATGCTGTCAAGTTCTTCAAGAATGCTGCGGGTTCTTTTTTGCATTATATCAGCCTTTTGATTATTTAGCGTGTTGGGACTAACGATAAATATCTGCAACACAAGGATCTCAAATGACCAGCGCAATCAATCCCAACAACATCGACGGTGCCTACCCCATTGCCGGGCAACCCAACAACACTCAAGGCATGCGGGACAATTTCACCGCTACAAAAACCAATTTTCAGTATGCTGCCGATGAAATCACTGACTTGCAGAGCAAGGTTGTGGTTAAATCTGCCCTGACAGGTGGCACCCTGGACAACAACATGAATGACAACCTGATTTATGCTGTCAAACTCAATGACGTCAGTTACACTTATTTGCAAAACACAGCCACTGCTGGCACAGTCACCGTGGATTATTCTGCTGGACAGTTTCAGTACATCACAACCACAGGCAGTGTTTCCCTGAGTTTTGCCAACTGGCCCGTGGCCGGTGATGCCGGCAGCATTGACATTGCTGTGAACATTACCAACACTGCCTACACATTGACCTTGCCAGCGGCAGTTAGCTTGGGCACTACAGGAGTTCAAGGCTACAGCGCCAATGTGATCACATTTGCTGCCACAGGCACATATCAGTTCCGTTTCTTTACAGCCGACAGCGGAACCACCATTACCGTATTTGATTTGAATCGTCCTTTGTTGGGCAGCACAGCCTCGGCTATTGGTTACAGCACAGGAACTGGCGGCACAGTGACTCAAGGCACCGACAAGTCAACTGGGGTAACCCTCAACAAACGCTGCGGGCAAATTGTCATGAACGCTGCCAGTCTGGCTGCTGCTGCCGAAGTCAGTTTCACATTGACCAACAGCTTGATTGCTGCTACAGATGTTGTGGTAGCATCCATTGCATCAGCAGCCACTGCTGGTGCTTACAGTCTACAGGTAGATGCAGTGGCCACAGGATCATGCAGATTCAGTCTTGGCAATCGCAATGCGGGCAGTCTCAGCGAAGCTGTGGTCATCAACTTTGTTGTGATCAAATCAGTTATCAGTTAACAGTTATTGATACACGTATCGAGTAGCCAACTGCGTCTCTAGTTCGGCTTCGTGGAATCTAACAGCAGCCGTGCTGGACCAGAGGTCTTGATCGTAGAGAAAACTGTTGGTACTGCGCCACTGTACCAATGCATCACTGTGGCAATTGACCAAACTCATGAAACTGGGCTGTTGCTCCACAATCTCTGAAAACTCAATATTGATCACTTGTGGATGATACACTGGGTCAAATGCAGCCAAGTAATTCTTGGCAGTCTCGCGCTCTTTGTCTACTCGCAGTTGTTCATGCTGACTCAGCCAAGGCACACTGTGACTGTAGTACAAATGATAAGCACGGACCCAACGATACAACCGACTACGATGTGTTGCAGTGGTTATGTTGATGATTTGATCAAATTTGTCCAGCGGCAGCGGGCCTGGCCAGCAGTGAGTTCCTAGCCAGTCCTGAGTTTTTACAGTGGCCAACCTTTGCATGAGCTGGTCAACATCATAGTTGTAAAACACTGAATCAGAGTCACCAATCTTGGCAAGATTGTGTTGAGTATTATTGACTCCGCCGTTTTTGCCTGTTTTACTAATTTTTTGATTCAACAAATCGCACAGCAGGCCACCACAAGTGTAGTGAGGGAAACAAACCAGTTTCATGATGCTTTGATCTGTCCCAGCAGTTGCTTTAGCTTGGCACTTTGCACATCTGCTGTGATTTTTCCAGTGTCCTGTGGTGGTTTTTCCCAGGCAGGAGTTCCTGTGGGCCGTTCCCATGCAGTAGACGTGCTGCCTGACTCTTCTGAGGCACCAACAGGCTTGACCTGGCTTCGGGCCTTGATTGAATCCATGATTGAGCCTTGAGGTCGGTTGGCTTCTTCACCGCCTTCATCAGTAATGCGCATTGTTTTAACATTGTACTCCAGATCAATTTTTTGACCAACGCCGGTCGAGCTTCGAGATTTCATACACTGGATCTGATACTTGCCACGCTCTTTCATAGCACGGCTTGTAAAGATACCAAACACATTGTCAGCTGTGTTGATTTTACTGATACCAC